CCATCAATGACATTGAAAACTTTTTCAATACTATCTGGTAAAGTAACTGTTCTATTTGCTGCTAAAGTTCCAGTAAGTTTTAATGTTGCATTTCTGGCATTTGAAACTGTAGCGTCACTCATAGCTAAAGTAACATCTGCTGATGCCACGTCAATAGATTGATACCCAGCAATAGCCTGTTGAACCAAATTTAAATTATTGTTAGTTTTTGTTCCCCAAGTACCGGCATTTTCACCAGTGGCCATTAGCTCCAGTTTTAAATCACTAGAAAATGTAGATGCCATAATTTTTTCTCCTATGCAACGTCACTATACGTTATATTTGAGCCTGTTGCAACCTCTGTATATGATGTATTTGAACCAGTGTCAACGCTTGAATATGCTTGAATTCCAAAGCCAGTTGCTGTGCCAAATGCAGCCACAGAAGATGTTGCCACTTGCCCTGTTAATCCCATCGTTTGATCATTAGGGTCTAACGCACCAACAGCAGATGTTACAGATCTTCCTGTTAAACCCATAAATTGATCTGCAGGATCGATTGCACCAATAGCAGAAGTTAAAGCTTGACCTGTTAAATCTATAATAGGATTTGAATTTGTTGTTATGGTTCCTAAAGATAGTGTTGTGCTTATTCCAGTTAAACCCATTACGTCTGCAGGGCTTAATGAGCCAACAGAGGACGTTGCTGCTTGTCCTGTTAGACCCATTACTTGATCTGCTGGATCTAATGATCCTTGTGAAGATGTTAATGCTTGTCCAGATAGGGTTAAATCTACATCACCAATAATTGTAGGATCACCAACACTTGTTGTTGCAGATTGACCTGTGATCCCCATAACATCTGCAGGTGACAAAGCTCCAACAGAAGAAGTTGCAGCTTGACCCGATAATGTTAATGCAACATCATTTGCTCTGCCGTAAGCCTCCTCTCCCCAACCATCACGGCCCCAACCAACTTCATTATAAGCCTCTAAAGTTCCTAAAGAAGATGTTAATTGAAAACCATCTATTCCAAATGTAGTGTTAGCTAAATCACCATAATTACCATTTCCCCAGGTTATACCGCCCCAACCTGTTGCTGGAAAAGCGTCTACTGATCCTAAAGTCGAAGTTAAAGATAAACCTGTTACAGGAACTGTAGTTCCAGCTTGACCCCAATCTTCAAAACCCCAAGTATCTCTTCCCCAACCTGTTTCAGAATAAGCATCTAACGCACCTACATTAGATGTGGCTGATTGACCTGTTATTGAAATAGTTGCTACACTAGATTGCCAAGAATTAGCACCCCAAGAGTGTTGTCCCCAGGTAGTTGACATAAGGAATTCCTCCTTATGCTATTCTTATAATAGCGTTTGATGCGTCTGCAGTTGGAAATTGAATTGTGAAAGTCCCACTTGTTACTGTTTTGTCCGAACCAAAATCAATAACTACACATGCGGGATCACCTGTTGCTGAATCATTAAAAATTAAACAACCTCTTGCAGTGAAAGAAGCAGAAGTAAAACTAGTGTCTGCAAAGTCACAAACTGCAGTTGTGCTAGATGCAACTGGTGTAACGCTTGTAAGAGCATTTCCTTTTGCTGTGTAACCAGATCCAGAAACTTCTTCTGAAGTTGTGTACGCAGTTGTTGCTGCGCCTAAAGATGCTGAACTTGTATATAAAGCTAAATTAAAAGTGTTTCCAGACGATGCTGTAAAATTGTGAACTCCTTTTAAAAGTTCTACTTTAAAACTTGTGCAAACTGCCGATGTTATTGCCATAATTTATCTCCTATGGGTTTGCTGAGGTTACTGGTATTCGAACAGCGCCATCTGTATAGTCATCTCTTCGTCTTCTACCAACTTGCTCATTAGCAAACTTCTGTACCTCTTGTTTATATTTATTTTCGTAAAGTGTCAACATATCAATTGGACCTTTTAAAAAACCATATGTCTCTGATAAACAACAATATAATAAACCATTTGGAAAATTAAGACTTATATAGTTAGTATCATTGTTTTCTAAAAGAACAGGCATTTTGTTAAAATGTATTCTAAATTTATAGGCTTGATCTGGAGTTGGCGCTACAGCTATACGTCCCGATGTAGTATCAGACTCCCCTGTTGCTCCACCATACATAGCATAATACTTAGGTTTACCTCTTTTTGAGGATTCTGTAGACGGGACATATTGTTGTAAATATGTATAATCTTTTTTTTCTAAATAATCATTAGCACCTGTAACAGCACTTGTAGAATCATAAACTTGGATGCTTCTCACAAATAAACATCCCGCTGGAGCGTTTACTTGATCTTGTCCTGTAACAAAAGATCCAGTTTCTTGTTTTCTATCCGCATCGATAGGCACGTCTCTAAATATTCTGTATTGTGCGTTTAAAATTATATTCTCTAAAACAGCATCTGTTAATACGTTAGAATCTGTTTCAGTATAACTTCTAATCTGTGTTTTTAATCCTGATGCACTTAGTCCTGCCATTATGATACAATCTCCTGACAACGAGGACAAGATTTTCTAAATCTATTATGTCCAGAACAATGCTCTGGTTTATGAACTGGAATTTCAGGTTCCTCTATTTTTGTAAAATATTCTATATGTTCGTCCTCCGGACATTGACATTGTTTAATTCCAAATAAACTACAAATAAAATTTTTAATTTTTTTAATCATGCCGATATCGTAACTGGTCCTGCAGACACAGTCGGTCCTCCCTTTTCCTCTGTTATACTAGGAGTTGCTCCCAGTGTAAATGTATATTTATCTGTTGTTGTGACTGTTATACTAAATCCTGATGCATTTTCATAGGTTGAAAAAGACACTCCTCCAGGACTACCTTGAACATTTCTAAATCTAACAGTGTTGCCCGTCGATCTCCCATGATTAGGTTCTGTTACTGTAACAGTTTGTGAACTTGCAATTGTAGAAAAAGGATTGTTACCTAACATCGCTGCAACAGCAGGTTCTACTCTATCGGGTCTTACATGTCGTAAAGATATAGAATCACCATTCATAGGTTTTGGTTCTAATTGTGGTTGCTTTGGTTCAAATTCAGATACATGTACAAACGCACCGTTCCATTCTCTGACCATCTCTCTGTAAGGAAACTCCATACCAGATCTATCTGATATTGCTCTCGCATATTTACCTGTTGCGTATTTTGCCATTATGCTCCTGGGTAATAAGCTTTAGGTGTGATGTGTGTGCTTGAAGCCGAACCATCCTCTGCCAAAGCTCTTGCAAACTCATCCTCGTAAGCTAATTTTGTAGCCTGTATGAGTTGTGGTTGATATTTTTGTGATAGATAATATGCAAGTCCTGATACCATGCAAGGCACAAATCTAAATGGTACATCTGTTGCATTTGTGTAATCTCCTACATCCTGTATTCTTTTTATAAAAAAGAAGTGCATATCCTTTGATGCATTTGTTGAATCTGGTGTTGGATAAACGTGTATCGTAACTTTGTCTATAAATCTTTCTACCCAATATTGATTGGGTGTTCCTTTTGATAATTTGTTTGAGAATCCTGCATATGTAGATCTATCTACTTTTGTCATTGGACTATCTGATTGTGTTGTTTGTGTTCTATTAGATCTTAACTGTGCCTCGAGGACATCTGATATTCCAAAGACGCTTGCCGGATCTGTGGTTGTCGCTGATGTTCCATCATCACTAGATCTGAAAAAATCGTAATCTGCCTGACCCTCTATAAGATCTAGGTTTGTTGATCCCACTTCCCAATAATGAATACCTCTATTACCCCATTCTTGAAATAGGATATTAAGAGACCTTCTAGCAGATTTAAGTTGATAACCTGCTACAGAATTTAATCCTATACGTTCGAAAGCGTCTTCTATTATCTCCTCGATAGCAAAAGTCTTGTCGAAAGTTGTTGTTCCCGAAGTGGTATTAGCCATTTACTACGCTCCTGTAATTGTCATGGTGACACTTCCGTCTGTTCCAGATGTTTGTGTTAAAGTTGCACAAACTCCGTTTTCAAAAAGTATACCAGAACCAGGAATCATAATATCTAACCCTTCTGTTTCAAATTTGTAAGTTGCTTTTAAATTACCAGCTCCAGCTGCACCTGTTGTAGCTGAATCATGTAATAATAAAACTGAACCAGCCTCACCTCTTCCTTGAATAGATGTAACTCTCGTTCTAGCTGCTCTCAAAACAGATATAG